GGAACGGGGCGTAAATCCCTAGTATTTCAGGAGTCAATCATGAACACACTTACTCTAATCAAAAAGCAAATCGAGAAGCAGGCTGCTCTGCATGATGCCCAGATTTCTCACACTGCCTATCGTGGTGTTGAGTATGATCAGCGTTGCGTAGAAAGCAAAGAGTCTCACGGGACCTACTGCTATCGTGGTCGCACCTATACTAAGTGATCGCCATGGAAGCACTACAAGTAGTCGGACTAACGTCCCTTGGTTGTGCAGCATTCATTGGATTACTTTACGGTGAGATCCTCCTCTTACACAAATTAAGTTAGGAGGAGAAGATGCTGAAGATCAGATTTGATTATGATCTTCCAGCCTTTGATCCAGACAAACACGATCCAGATAAAACGTTCGCATTTTTGACGTATCGTGGTGTACATTATGCCAAATGGGTTAATTTAAAGTCGTTTGGTATACAAAACTGGAAAATAACTTGTTGAAATCCTTAAAAAAGGATGAGTTTGGGTTGCCTTGGCAACCCTTTTTTTGTATCATAACGCTAAATACCGTAGGTATATGTCGCATAGAATGGAGGAACTTAAGCCCGAACATTATGTCACTGAAAAACAGTGCAAAGAGATGATTGATGAAGCTATCCGTCAACATAATAGGAATGCTTCTATTCTCAGTATGTGTCTTGGACTTATTTTCCTTGCACTATTCGCTGAAGGTTTCTTCAGAGTAATAGGAATGATCCCACCTTTCCTTGGAATTGATGTTAGTATCATTCACGAGGTTGTGGAAAAAGTTAAAGAACAGTTGTTTCAAGCTCTTCAATGACAGAGATCCCACAGTACATGTTTTTGATTACATGGATTGTATTGGCACTCATTGCACTATCTTTGATAGGGCATGGTTTGCTTGTTGTAGCGGAATCACATGGTTACAGAAAGAACCCCAAGGTCAAGTCTCATCCTGAAATGGAAGAGGTACAAGGCACTGGGGTTCTTCTTGGAGTAACCTTTACTGGTCCTAAACCTGAACTGCCTGAACTTGAGGATGAAGATCCTTACAAGTTGCTTCACGAACGTATCAGAGAGAAAAGAGAATCTCTCTGGGATGAACCATCACCCTACGAGGATGAAGACGATGACGACAACGGAATGGCTGGAATTCGCTAATTTCTTGAGTTATTTGTTATGGTTCTTTATTGCTTGGTTGTCAGGTTTATACCTTGGATTTTTGATAGGAATTCGTAGAGGAGACTAACAAAATGCCGAGTACCGCCTATTTGTATGCCTTTATTATTTTCGGATTCATTTCTCTCTTTGTATTATGGGGATTGACACACGCTTACGGTTAGAAATATTACATCATCCTGAGTATGAGGTCATTAACCCTAAGATATTAAAGTTTATTGAATTTTTAGACGATGATTTGCCAGAAGAGAGTAGTTTAATTGTCTCAAAGCATACTGGATTTCACACTTATCCAAAAATTTTTGTACAATTAAGTGATTGGGTACTAGATAATACATCATTTGACATAAAACCTACAGGCACAGAACTATGGAGTGCCGTATATAATGAAGGTGATTATGCGGATCCCCATACACATACCCCATGTACCCATTCTTTCGTGTATTATGTCAGTGCCCCCAGTGGATCTTCTCCTTTAATCTTTGAAGATCGTAGAGTTGATCCTGTTCCAGGCATGTGTGTCATTTTCAAGTCCAACTACAAACACGCTGTCCCTGAAAATAAATGTAAGGGGAGAGTAATCCTTGCAGGAAACTACTACACATGAGACAAAACCTCATTCTACTAGCCTGTCTATCACCGATAGCAATCATCTACATAGTGATGAAAATTGCCGTATGGTTATCTGCCGTCAATGCCGAGTCTGCTTATGTTCGAAGAGAACCTTTTCGAAAACGAGGACCCTATGTGGTCAACCCGTATGAAGACGTTGATGAAGAGGAAGAGGAATATGGAGATCGTACAGATTATAGAGGATAGCCTCCACGAGTATTATGTTATTGAAAGGGGGATACCAGTCCCACAATGGCGACAGAGAAAAAACCCAGAGTGGTGGACAGATTATTTAATTGACCTAGGAATTGATCCAAGTAACCCATGACATTTGCACACTTTCTAATGTGGATTTCCGTACCTTTTGTACTGACCACATTCTTGTTCGGATTCCTTAAAGGAGAGAACGATTACTATGATTCAGACGACTATAACGGAAACGGCACCGCTCACTGACGGTGACATCGGGTTTCTCATTATCCTTGCCTGGTTCCTTGGGTTTGGTGTAATGTTATTCCTGCTTAGTATTTTTAGTGACTCCTAAATATTGCGAATGCTCGCCGCTATGAAGAAAAAAATTCAGAAGTTGATTGAGAAGTCTTTGAGGTTCCACCATCAAGACATCCACGCTGAGATTCATGAGGTTAAACTCCTCCTTGCTAAGGTTCTTGCAAAATTAGAGAACGAACCAGAAACAGTCGCAGAAGTGGTAAAACATGAATTGAATAACACGTCGTTCAAATGGAACAACGAGTATAAATTTGTTCCAGCTGGACAAAAGGACAATGACATGTTAACATTTGAGGACCTTTCCAAGGTTTCATGATCTACTTGTATGTTTTAATTCTGAATTTTGTACTCTTCTTGTACATAAAGTTTAGACTAGAAAAGAAATTTCAAAACACATATAGTATCTTTCTAATTGACAAGGAAGGTAGACGGCAACGACTGTCTGATACTTTGTCTTATCTTTTGGAGAGAGATCAGATTCATGAGAAACGAGTCATGTATCTGACTGATGAAATGGCAAGTCAGTGGGATGCTATCGAGCTTGTAAAAGATACCCTCAAGATGGAGGATAAACCAAATGGATTCTAAAAAATTGAAACGCAAAGATGCGTTTTTTATTTTCTATGAGAGTGTTTTAAAACCAGATCATGAACTTCGTCAGTATGCTCATGATGAAAAATGTTTCCATGAACTTATGGAATGGAGAGAGGAAGTAATTAGGTACTTAGATGAAAGAAGAAACGAAGAGTTCTGACATTTATGAACATCCATACAACGATTTGATTCAAGAAGGAAATTGGTATGACCATGGAACAGGAATCTTTGAACTCAAGCAGTCGAGATTTGGACTTTGGACTAGCTATGATAAGGAAGGTAAGGGAATCATCACCGCACTTACCAAGGGGGCTTGTTACGATGGAACTGTATTCCACCTACATGGGGTCAAACACGGATTCCCAGAAACGTCTACGTCGTATGATGGAGTTGTAGGAGGAAAACTCTAGTTGACTTGCCCTATATAAGGGGATATAATGCCACTATCATTGGGAGAACCAAAATGGCTCAACAAGATTTTATCCAATTGCGCTATTGTTTCAAAGAACATCAACCTACCCTTTCAATTTTTCTAAAAAATGAACAAGAGGTTGAGAGATATAAAGCGGAACACCCCAATTATTTGTTCCTCGACACAGTTAAAAAGTAATGGTTCCATTTTACTCGCACGACAATGACTTTGAACGGGCTCTTGCTCGTTTCGGAGACAAGGTTTCCATGGTATGCGCTATGGAAATAGCGAATAAGATTGAAGTGGAAACTGCATATCAACAAATCAAAGAAGAACTAAAACAACTTAAAAAAATTCGAAAAAAACACAGACTAGATGGAGATGATGAGTAATGCGAATCTTTCTTGACACTGCCGACATCGAAGAGATCCGTAAGGGGAATGCCACGGGTCTTGTAGACGGTGTGACCACAAATCCAACCCTTATCCTTAAGGCTGGTAAAGACCCCGTAGAGACGATCAGAGAGATCTCTGAGGAGTTCCCTCATTTTGAGTCTATCTCTGCTGAGGTTGTTGCTGATACTGCACCTGACATGATCGATCAGGCACAGGTATTCAAAGAGATGAAGAACGTTACTATCAAAGTACCTTGCACAGTCGAAGGACTTAAAGCATGTAAGGCACTGAGAGGTGAAGGATTCACTACCAATGTGACTCTTGTATTCTCTGTTGCTCAGGCAATTTTGGCTGCGAAAGCAGATGCAACGTATGTTTCTCCATTTGTCGGAAGACTCAACGATAATTCTTTTAGCGGTGTAGAACTTGTACGCTCTATCTCTATGTGTTATAGAGAACATATGGTTCGTACTAATATTCTTTCTGCATCCTTGCGTGATGTTCATCACGTCTCTAGGTGTTTCGCCTATGGGTCTGAAGTATGTACCCTACCAGTCGGGGTGTTTAATAAGATGTTCAACCATGTGTTGACTGATAGTGGACTGGAACGTTTCCAAAAAGATTGGGATTCTATCAATGGCACTGTCTGAAAGAGTAGAGAGTTCTCTCACAGAAGCGGAACAATCTCTGCGTAATGCACTCGCCTTTGCTGCGAGACACGAAGAACCTTACGTTAGTCATACCATCTCCAAGATGATTATGGGTATCGACCAACTGAAGAAAATGGATAAGATGTTCGAAAATATGGAAGATCTATTTAAACACGGAGAGGAGTAGTATGTATGTAATCTGGGGTAAAGCCAAGTGTGGGTTATGTAAGAAAATTGTTATGGTTCTCGAATTGCTCGGGAAAGAATATGATTACCTAGAACTTGACGCTGATTTTACTGAAGACGAATTTACAACTAAGTTCCCTGGAAAGAATCAATTTCCTCAAGTGGAATTAAATGGTAAACATCTTGGGGATTGTCAAGAGGCAATCGAGTACCTGAAAGAACACCGCATCCTTACATGAAAAACGATGCGGACCTCCACATAAATAGAGGTGTGGATCTTATGTTATCAGGAGGCAACCCACCAGAAATACAAGAATCGAAGACTTGGGAGGTCCGATTCGGAAAGTTACTCTCACTTTTCCACCGTGAGTTTGATTTTTTTATACAGATCTCCCTAGATATAAAAAAGAAGTAACGCCCGTGGGAGGAAAAGGACATGGAAATTACATTAGTTGCAATTTTTGTTCTGATTAGCGTGATGTTTTTAATGATTGGTGGTATAATTGGTTGGCTATATCAGCAACATCAGTTTTATACCGCGACACCCGCCCTCCATCCTGAGATGTTTGATGTAAATGGTAATGTTATTCCTGATGAAATTTTAGCCGTGAGGTTTGAAAACAATTATGACGACTACGAAGAGATCGACGACGCGGAAAACTAGAACCACGTCTACGACTGCAAAGAAAAAAACGGGACCAAAGACTATCAAAGTTCAAAAGATTGAACTGCGACCAAACTCTTTGGTCCATGAAATTCTAGGGGCTGTTGTTCAAGAAAGAACAAAGGCAAAGAAAGTTCAAATCCTCCAACAACATGGTGGTGACTTTCTCAAAGCTCTCTTCATTTGGAACTTCGATGAAACTGTATTGTCGATGATCCCTGCAGGGGATGTACCATACCAACCCTTAACTGAAGAGGCTGCACCTGATCCACAACGAGGTATTCCACAACGATCAACTTTGAGGAATGAGTGGAAACGTCTTTACAATTTTGTTAAAGGCGGAAACGATGCTCTCAATAAAATCAAACGAGAGACTATGTTCATCAACATGCTTGAGTCTTTGCATCCCGAAGAGGCAAAGATCCTTTGTTTGGTTAAAGACAAGAACCTTGAGAGTGTATACGCTATCAAGAGGGAGATTGTCTCTGAGGCATATCCAGACATTCAATGGGGAGGACGAAGTTAATGGGTAAAGGTATTAGAATTCTTCATGAAGACTGTGATCCTACAGTTGCTGAGGATAGATCACTACCTTACACTGCATACCTTGTACAATACAAGGATAACGATAAAGTAAAATTTGACATTTCTACAGCAGCAAAACGAGTAGATATCTTTGATTACTACTGGGATAAGTTTCGCTCTGTAATGAATATGACTCAGACACAAGGACGAGTCAACCCTAAACTATGGGGTAACAGTGAGAAAAAGTCTAAGAAAAAATGACAGATGATGGCAAAGCCAAAGTCAACGTCAATGTTGACGAGATGGCTAAGGTATTGAAAACGTACAAAAAACTAAAGAAGTATATGAAGTCCAATCTTTACGAGATTCGTAACCTGAATGGAACTGATGATACTATTAGTAAACTACTAAAAGATTATGGACCAGACAAGAGTTTCACCCAAGAAAAGAGTGAAGACGACTCCGCAGAATGTGCAGGAGGCGAATGAAGCCCTCTTCTATGCGAAGATGAATCTTCCTAATGCTGCTGATCACTGTGGTATGACACACAAAGAAATGAAGTTGACATTCTTTGAGTACCTGAAGTATAATCCAGCAAACTATGAAGACTCAGGTACTTGATGACTTCTTGGATCAGAAACTTTTTGATCAACTAGAAGAACAAATGATGGGAATGTTTTTCCCATGGAACTACAATGAGGGAATTGTACTGCCAGATGATGGTAAGTATCAGTTCACTCATTGTTTTTATCAGGAGTATGAACCTAGAAGTCAGTATTGGTCTCTGGTTCAACCTGTGTTCAAAGACTTGAATGCATCTTCAATTATTAGATGCAAGGCAAATCTGACAACAAAGACTACTGAACCCGTAGTTAATGATTACCATACAGATTTTCCTAATTGTATTACTGCCATCTTGTACATGAATACAAATAATGGCTGTACAATCTTTCGTGATGGTACTAAGATACATAGTAAATCAAATAGACTTGTAGTCTTTGATTCTAATTTACAACATGCTGGTGTCACTTGTACTGATGTAAATCGACGAGTGGTTATCAACTTTAACTTCAATATATTTGAGGGTGTACCACAATGAAACGAGACAAACTCAAACTCCTGATAAAAAACCTTGAAGTTTTACTAGAGGAGATTAAAACAGAAGTGTATGCTGATAAAGATGCATACCTTCCAAAGGATCCTGAATTTGGATTCCGATACTACGGTAGAGATGACGACGACGGTTACGCAGATTGATTATGAGTGCAAAATTAGTTAGTGTTACTCCTGATGCGGAGCAAACCATGGCATACATTGCTAGGGTGAGCAATCCAGACAATCAGGACAATGAAAAATTTGCAGGATTATTGAGGTACTGTATCAAACACAATCATTGGTCTGTGTTTGAACAATCCACGATGACTCTTGAGATTGAGACTACACGAGCGATAGCGGCTCAAGTGCTACGCCATCGCTCGTTCTGCTTCCAGGAATTTTCACAACGGTATGCAGAGAGTACAAAGTTAGGTGAGATTCCTATCCCAGAACTCCGCCGTCAAGACGACAAGAATCGCCAGAATAGTATCGATGATCTTGATCCTGAACTGGTAGATAAACTGCAACGTCAGATGAAGACTCTCTTCAGTAGTGCAGAGGCATTGTATGAACAGATGCTTGGTGCAGGCGTTGCTAAGGAGTGTGCTCGAATGGTATTGCCATTATGCACGCCAACAAAAATCTACATGACGGGATCATGCCGTTCATGGATCCACTATATAGAATTACGTTCCGCACATGGAACCCAGAAGGAACATATGAAGATCGCTGAGGCGTGCAAGGCAATCTTCTGTGAACAGTTCCCTACTGTTGCTGAAGCATTGGAGTGGATTTGATGGCAACATATCCTGTAAAACACAAAGAAACTGGCGAAACAAAGGATGTCAGAATGAGCATTCATGAATGGGATCAGTGGAAAGAAGACAATCCTGATTGGGAAAGATACTACACACCAGAAAATACCCCAGGCGTGGGAGAAGTGGGTGAGTGGAGAGACAAGATGTCTAAAACACACCCGAGTTGGAATCAGGTCCTCAAGAAGGCTGAGAAGTCTGCGGGTATCCGAGGTAGAATGAACAAATTGTCACGATAATTATGCCAAGAAGGAAAAGAAAGTCTGACGATCCCATTGGAGTGGGGATGACAGCAAAACAAATGCGTCGTAAGAAACCAATCAACACTGATATGTTGGTTGACATTGAACCTCTGACTGATAATCAGAAAGTTCTTTTTGATGCATATGATGAAGGTAAAAACATTTTTGCATATGGTGCTGCTGGTACTGGTAAAACATTCATCAGTTTGTACAAGGCATTGCAAGATGTTCTGAACGATGAAACTCCTTACGAAAAGTTATACATTGTTCGTTCTCTAGTCTCCACTAGAGAGATTGGATTCCTTCCTGGCGATCATGATGATAAGTCTGCCTTGTATCAGATTCCATATAAAAATATGGTGAAGTACATGTTCGAGATGGCAACTGATGCTGATTTCGAAATGTTGTACGGTAACTTGAAGACTCAAGAAACTATTTCATTCTGGAGTACATCTTTTATTCGTGGCACAACCATGGATAATTGCATTGTGTTAGTGGATGAGATGCAGAACTTGAATTTTCATGAATTAGATAGTATAATTACTAGAGTTGGTGATAACTGTAAGATTATTTTCTGCGGTGACGCCACTCAAACAGATCTCACCAAGTCATATGAAAAGGATGGGATCATTGATTTCAAAAAGATCATTGAAGTAATGGAAGAAGACTTTGGTGTAATTGAATTTGGACTTGATGATATTGTTCGTTCGGGACTGGTTAGAAACTATTTGGTTACAAAACTTGCTCTCGCTTTATGACGTTTGTTCATCTTGATAAGCTTAAAGATTTTGATCTGACGGCTAAAACTATTGATGGTGTTAGGTATTATGATACCCCATCGGGTAAACCAATGCCTTCTATCACATCGGTCACTAGTTTTTATAACCGAAAAGTTTTTCAGGACTGGAGAGCTCGTGTTGGTGAAGAAGAAGCTAATAAAGTTTCCAGAGTATCCACTCGAAGAGGATCCTTGTTTCATGAATTGGTTGAGGTTTATCTGAAGAATGAAGATGTAAAGGCTGCTAAACCACTTCCTTCTACGATGGCATTATTTGTTGCCGCGAAGGATAAGTTAGACAATATAAATAACATACATGCACTAGAGAAGTCACTCTATAGTGACTACTTTGGAATTGCAGGACGTGTTGATTGTATTGCCGAGTACAACGGTGAACTGGCAGTCATCGACTTTAAGACTTCAACGAAAATCAAACCAGAAAAGTGGATTGAACAATATTTCGTTCAAGAGACCGCTTATGCCTGCATGTATTATGAGATGACAGGCGAAATCGTGAAAAAGATTGTCACCATTATGGTGGCTGAAAATGGAGAATGTGTTGTTTATGAAAAAACCAACAAAAGTGACTATATTAAACTTCTTACCAGGTACATTAAAGAATTCGTCACTCACAAACTCGGAGAGTATGGAGAAAGAAGTTAACGACCTACTCAAGGAGAAGTTTCTGTGCCAAGGCAAGTTCAGTCAAGATATTGAACAACTTGTTTTGAACTCGGAGTTAAATTACATCGAGGCAATCGTAAGTTATTGCGAAGAAAACAATATTGAATTGGATTCTGTGTCAAAACTTATCTCAAAGCCTCTTAAGGAAAAACTCAAGAGTGAAGCAATGGAACTCAACTTTTTGAAGAAAACGTCGAAAGCAAAACTGCCTTTGTAACCCATGGGATACCCAGACGATCTGTTCAATCATTTCCCCGAAGAGTATCCCGAGGAGGATGACGGCTGGAGATTGGAAATGCGACTTGGTATCTGGGAAGTCAAGGCCTTATTGGGCATCGCTGAAGAATATCTGAAGATGTGGCCTGGATACCCTAGGAGACCTAGGGCAGAACAGGAGTACCTTAAATTATTGAAGGCTAAATTATTTGGTATTGTAACTGAATATAATTTACAGAAACAATTCCCCGATTTTCAGGGGCAATTTGATATTGATGAAGAAGAGGATGAATGACTCCTTTTGATGTGTATAAAACGTATCTCTCTTTCAAGAATCACTTTACGAAAGAGAGTTACGATTTTTTTAAGTATAAGGGAAAGACTAGAGCAAACGAATCTACTTTCAAGAAGAGAAAGGATCGGTACTTCTTTGAAAGAATGTCTAGAAAGAAAACCGACCAAGAAATTTACGATTATTTTACTGCCAGTTTTAGTCAGGCGGAGGATCCCCGTACAGTGTGGATCGGACAGATTATAGACAATGGTGATAAAAGATATCAAGAATGGTCAGATAAAATGAAGACGCTTCCGTTTATGTTTAAGACAGAGGCGTCTATTTTTCTTGCAGGTCAGGATTTTGATTCTATATTTGCAAGTAAGAATGGTAACCATCCTACCATATTAAAAAAACATTTACAGAGTGCCATTTCTATAGAAACTATGGTACTCTTAGATATGGTTCTTGGTTTTGCTAAGAACTTTGATACCATGCTGTTTGACCCAGTGTGGGAAACCGTCAGTTTTAAAATCAGGAAGTATAAACCCTTCCTAAATACTGACATCCAAGGATATAAAAGGATTCTACGGGAGATTGTAGTGTGAGCAAATTTTTTGAATCACCAGTGGTTCGTGCCGCTGTTACTGAGATCAATGAACTTCAAGAGGCAATGACCAAGGAGATGTTTAAACATCCTGCGGCAATGACTAAGGAAGATCGTGAAAATCATCTTGAAATGATGAAGTCTCTCCTAGAAAAACAGAAACTCTTTTATACTCGCCTGAAACTGTCCGATGATCCTAAGGCGATTGAAATGAAAGAGAACATCATGGAATCCGCGAAGTTCCTTGGTTTGAAAAAGGATCAACCCATCGAACAATTCTTTGATGGCCTGATGTCAGTGTTGGACAGTCTCGAAGAGAGACTCGAAGATCCTGCATCTTGGGTCGATGAAGACGTTGACGAAGATGGGGATTGGATGTATAATCAATAAGTTCAATACACACAATACGAACAAATACGGAGAAAATACAAATGTCTTTTGCTAATCTGAAGAAACAATCTAAGGCTGGTTCTCTCACCGATAAACTGATGAAGAAGGTGGAGAAACTTAATGAGAAAGGTGGTAGTGCTGACGAACGTTTCTGGAAACCTGCGGTAGATAAAGCAGGAAACGGTTATGCAGTTATTCGATTCCTCCCTGCACCTGAGGGATGTGATCTTCCATGGGCACAACTGTGGAGTCACGCTTTCCAAGGTCCTGGCGGATGGTACATTGAGAATTCCCTTACCACTCTGGGTAAACAGGATCCTGTCTCTGAACACAATCGTGTTCTTTGGAACAGTGGGTTGGATGCAGACAAAGAGATTGCTCGTAAACAGAAACGCAAACTGTCTTACTATTCCAACATCTATGTTGTGAAGGACTCTGCTAATCCTGAGAATGAAGGTAAAACCTTCCTCTACAAGTTTGGTAAGAAGATCTTTGATAAGATCACTGCAGCAATGCAACCTGAGTTTGAGGATGAGGATCCTATCAACCCATTTGATTTTTGGCAGGGTGCAAACTTCAAACTGAAGATCAAAAACGTTGCTGGGTTCTGGAACTATGACTCTTCTGAGTTTGCCAAACCTTCTGCACTTCTTGATGATGATAATCAACTTGAAGAGATCTACAACAACTTGCATGATCTGAATGCATTTACTGCTGCAGATCAGTTCAAGTCTTATGATGATCTCAAGAAGCGTCTTGATGCTGTTCTTGGTAACAAACAACAACTTCGTAAACCTGTTGAGGAAGAAGTTTCTGATGAGGACAATGATCGTGGTCTTGAAGAAGAACTAGCGACCATTGCTTCTCGTGCATCTGCAACTCCAAAGTCTGCTGACATTACGGATGAAGATGAGGATGATGCGATGAGTTACTTCCAGAAACTTGCTGAGGAGTGATACCAAAATCAACTTTTAATTTCAAAAAAGCTCGGAAAAAAATTCTGGGCTTTTTTTTGTAGGCCAGGATTATGTTCGAAATTAATGAAAATGCTCGATTAAGGATAAGGCATGTAAATGACCGCAGAATTATCATTATCGATGATTTCTACAAAAACCCAGATGAGATTAGAAACCTTGCATTAAATTCAAGAGAACGAAATGCAGTTAAGAATAATCTGCCTGGAACAAGATTATTTGTTAAGACAGATGAGGTGAAAGAAAATCTCAAATCTGTATTTGACAAGTATTGTTTAAGTGGCATGTGGTCAAGACATATTGACCCATACACATATGAAATGCAATGGGATGATTGTGGATTCATGTGTAATATCATGAATGACGCAAGCATATTGCGTGATCCTTGGTTTAGTATTCCGCACCAAGATGCATATCCTTATAGTAATGACTTCTTACAGTTTGGTGTTGTTATTTACTTGAATAAACCAGAAGAGTGTGCTGGAGGGACAAACTTTTACTCATATAAAGGTAAAATGAGCGTTCCTTACAACATATTCAAGTATATGGATAAACCAGAAGGATTTGATGAGGAAATAAAATCTCAGGAAGATGTATATCCTTATATTAGAAGATGGCTCTATGGTGATAGAGAATGGAAGGTGGAATATGAAGCGAAAATGAGATATAATCGTTGCATATTCTATGAAGCGGATATCCTACATTCTCAGAACATGGAAATAGGCATGTTTGATTCACATGACCGAATCAATCAAATATTCTTCCTTTAAATACCAGTTAATCTTGGATTATAGGTTCTCTTAGTATTTTTATTGACGTACTGAGAAGATGGAGAGTATGCCATAATCTTCTTCATGTCATCAACGAATACGCCTAAGAATTCTGGTTTTAAAATGATGATATTCTTCTTCATTTCATTTTCGTCAAATTCATACTTATAGTTGGTTACAGGACGGATTCCTTTGCCTAGAACAATGTTACCATTTGCATCTTTTACTGTACCTACTAGATCAATAGTGCTGTTTTCTGTTCTAAGTTCGATATTATCGTTATATTTCACTTCTTGTCCCAATCTTTGATCCAATGCTGATGCATTGAAAGCTGAATCAACAATTAATCCATCGGGAATGATAGTTCTTAGATATCCATCTTCAAAGGCAGTAGTTTCATAGTGGTGAATATCTTCTAATGCTTCTTCACTACCATATTTGTCTAATAAGTATTTTCTAAAAGTTAGATCATCCATGGGCCAATCTTCATGGATATTTTGAATATTATTTGTAATTAGAATAACCCAGTCTAAATGTGGGTCTCCATATACACGATCTGCACATTGATCGGGTCTAAAATTGCCAGGAACACTGAAATAGTTATATACAGTCGCTGATCCTGCAATATCTTCTCTGAGTCTGGCTCTTTTGAAGATATTCTTGACTGTAATAAATTCGTCATTGGAACTTCTCTCCAGAGTTCTGGAGACATATTCCATATTTGGAAAATAGCGGAAATAACTTCTATTTGACATTTTAGTAACCGATCATGTCTTTTCTGTCAATTCTTCTGAGGTCGCCCTTATTAATTTGTTGACCTGCATCATTAAACTCTGCAACTCTATCTGAACCGACTCTATTGTTATAGTCGGTGTTATATACGGGTTCTAGTTCAGCAAAATCCATTTGGATCTTATACGAAACTGGTTGACCTTTATCAAATGCCTGCCAACTTCCATGTGGTGCATAATCAGTTTCAAATCTAGTTAGAGCGCAAGGCTTAATAATATTTACCCCAGGAATATCTCTGAAATTAGCAGTACAGTATCTGATTGTCCAGATGTTTGGTGTTCCAAGGAAGAAAGATGGATCTCCAGCAGCAGAAACACCTGCTGTATCGGATACATTTTTCTTTGCTGAGGACATTTCTTTGAAATGTCTAATAATTTGTCTAATCTCTGATGCTTCGTCTGGATCTCTTGCTGTCAACTGGTAAGTATAGTTAAACTGTCTCATCTGAGGACCACGGAACATGAGTTCCATGTTTGAGTTTGGAACAATACCAGCACCTCTTGCAAGGATAGTCTCTGGACTTACATCGTATCCGAGTTTATTGAGCATACCACTCATTAGACTTGCTGACATGGCACTCTGACCACCACCTGTACCACTCTCAGAGAGTAGTTTTAGTTGGGTCAACAGTTTGTCCATTCCACCTAGTCCAAAGACCTGGGCAATACCTTTCGCTGCAAAGTTCTGAGATACCAGACCTGCTGCCGCGGCCGCTAGATTGTTTAATTTGTCAGTCTCCCAAGAAACACTCGATGCATCTTTAACAGTGTTTGGCATTGGTAGAATGATACCCCCACCAACTTTATACTTAAGTGGAGTAGATCTACTTAGGCCCTTAGTTAATAGTGTCTCTCTTGTTTTTCTTGAGTTTTTTGATGTGGAAAGAAACCCGTCTCTGCTTGGTGGTTGGTATGTATAACATTGAATCACCATTTTATCTTGGTGAGGTGACATATCCATTGGATACATCATTGGTGTAGTTCTTGCGTTCCTTTCGTTTAATGTAACATACTGAGTTACATCATTTCTCATGATTGCTCCCATAGGGTCAATCAAAGCACCTACTTTTTGGAAAAGTCCAATCTTTGCAAGTCCTGTTGGATTATTATATGTAATTGGTTCACCATTTGAAGAGATAGGTGGACCAGCAGGTTGTGAGGCATATAGTCCCACACGATCTGATTTTGCCCATGCTGGTAATTTAGGTTTTTTTATTCCTCCTTGACCAGTTCTCTGCGTTACTCTCGCATCGTAATCTGATTTAATTGCAAGTTGAATATCAGTGTGGAAAGATAACTTATCTGAATTACTTAGATTTAATAAGTTACTATCCTTTGTCCAGTCACCATCAGTATAAATGACATCTGGGTTTGCTTTGTTGGTTCCAGTTTCAATAACTCGAACCTTTTCATTTTCAAGGTCATATTCCAACGCATACACGATTGTCTGACCATTGATGGTCTGTGTAATTGGTGGATCTAAATTAACGACTTTAAAACCTTTTGCCATTACTTCCAGGCTCTATACTTGGGATATTTTTTCCCACGTCTGTCAATAAAACGTTCTGTGGGTAATAACGAAATACTCGCCCAATCTTCATCATCTGGAACTTTATATAGGTTACCAACTCCAGAATAGAGATATTTGTGCAACGAATTTTTGGGTACACTTGCCCCTCTTCCACTATTTATCAGGCTTTTTGCAAGTCCATCCCTATAATCTGGGTTAACGTAATGTAGATTTGCTCCTAGGAATCCATCTTTATAGAATTCGAGTACAAATGCCAATGGTTGTAAGTCCCAATACTCATATTTTTCTGGATACTTTGCACCATACGAAAAGAATACTAAACTGCCTACTTCGACCCATCCAGTATCACTTGTACTGATATCTGGATCCTGAACAGGAGATAGTGCATTTTGTAGAGCATTGATATACCAATCTGCACTCTTGTTTTTCTTTCCTGCTAGTTGTCTAATCTCGTCTGCAATCATTTGATTCCCAGTTCTTTTTCAGTCATAATCTTGAACTCATAATTACGATCTGCACAGAACTCTTCAGCAGCTTTCCACTTCGCTTGATTTACTGCCCATAATTCTATACTTCTAACCCAGGCTTTTGTTCTCTTCTTGGGATTCTTCGGAGGCATCTTAACTTCCTTTGCAGGTTTAATTTCGATGACCATGATTCGTCTCTTTCCTGTAGAGTCAATATACTTTACAAAGAAGTCGGGAAAATACCTATGATACCTATTATCTAGGGGAGATTTGTATGGAATAGCGAATTCCTCTGATTGCCACTGATACACACTCTCATTGAGGTCACAATATCGCATGAATTTTCGCTCCCAAAGTGACCTATAAATAATATTGGTAGGATCACCCTTGTATTTCTTTGGGTATTCAGGCCTATATTTCCCCTTGTAGGACATATACATAGTATAAAGGATCGTAGTATTTATCCGATGTCAAATAAAGGACTCAGTGCAAACAACCGAAGAATAAATTCTGCGGGAGAACCATATTTGATCGATATTGATAGAAATGGATTAGCTCAGAATAACTTTCAAGAGTTTCTTGGTAATCCATCTAGCAGTAATCACTATAAGGTCTCGATGAATCTCGCTAAAGCGGGCCCTGGATCCACAGATCAATTATCTCAGTGGTTAACCTCCGCAGGTATTTTTGGTAAACATGAACCTAAGAGATATGATTTCTTATGTGCAGAGACAGTTTTGCCTGGTAAAAGCGTAGAAACCTTTACTGAGTTGGGGAGTAGACAGGGTATTGAAGAATTCTTTCCAGTAAGGAATGTTTATGCTGATCTCAGTATGACATTCTATGTGTCTTCTGATTACAAGGTACTTAGATTATTCCAAGAATGGCTTCACTTTATGCAACCAATGCATTCCGCAAATGCAGGTAAGGTTACTGCTCCGAGTGCTAGTGGTTATGCCTCTATGAGAGATGGAAATAACTTCCAGAGACATAGGTATCCGTCTGAATATAAGAGAGAACTTCATGTCACTAAGTTTGAAAGAGATTATAAAACTAAGATGACATATGGTTTTATTAATGCCTTTCCAGTCAATATCAATTCTATTGCTTTGTCATATGATGAAGGAACCGTCACTAAAGTAACTGTTGACTTCAAATATGATAAGTATGTTATAATTAATCTTGGTATTGAAGAAGACTCTAAACCTGTACAATACGAAAAGGTATCTACTGCCTCTGATGGATCTACAATTGCATCAGTAAGTTCTAATTTCATGGATGGTAGAGCTCCATGGGATGCATCAACTCCATCTCCATTCACTCTGGGTAATAACTTGAATTTTGCTTCTGATTTCAGGTCACTAGCAGACTTTAATTCTCCTTTACTACAGTACCCTACCTGACCTACTAAATAACCCGCTGATTGAATTATTATGCCTTTACCTAAAATTTCAACCCCACTCTATGAGTTGACTTTACCTTCCACTGGAAAAACTGTTAAGTATAGACCATTCCTAGTAAAAGAAGAGAAAGTTCTTATTCTAGCGTTAGAAAGCGGAAACCCTAAACAAATTACTAACGCAATCAAACAAGTATTAAAAGAATGTGTACAAACTAGAGGAGTAAAAGTAGAGAGTCTGCCTACTTTTGACATCGAGTATTTGTTCCTCAACATTCGTGGTAAGTCTGTATCAGAAGCAGTTGAACTAGTGGTTACTTGTGGTGATGATGGTACAACCCAAGTTCCAGTCAGCGTCTTTATTGATGAGATTCAAGTTCAAATGAATGAGAATCACAAACAAGATATTCAGATTGATAAGGATATTACCATTCGTATGAAATATCCTTCTCTTGACGAATTTGTAAAGAACAATTTCGTAGTACAGGGAGATGACGTATCCGAAGTCGAACAATCCTTTGAAGTCATTGCAGCGTGCATTGAACAGATTTATACTGAAGAAGATGCCTGGGCTAGCGAGGATCTTACTAAGAAGGAATTGGTTTCTTGGATTGAGGGATTAACCTCTAGTCAATTCAAGCAAATTGAAGAGTTTTTCGATACCATGCCAAAACTTTCTCATACTGTTGAGGTAATGAATCCCAACACTCAAAAGAAAAATACTGTCGTGCTTGAGGGATTAACAAGTTTTTTCGCTTAGTTATGTCCCAGATGAATCTGGAGGCATACTACAGAATCAATTTCGCTCTCATGCAGTTCCATAAATATTCATTAACAGAGATCGAAAATATGATGCCTTGGGAAAGGGACATCTATGTTGGATTACTTAAACAACATATTGAAGACGAGAATCTCAAGGCCCAACAAAGAGCTGCACTGAATAAATGAAGTTAGCATCTATTAAACCTGGTAGAATCGTAAGACGTAGGGGTACTAGACGTATTGGGTCTGGTAACCGAACTCTAGGTGCATCCAAGTTTTTTGGTGGTAAGGGTACAATTGGTGCAAAACTACGAGGCGCTTTTAGGGGTAATGTAAAGGGTGCGCCTGGTGGTTTAAGTCAAACAATTAAAAACATCTCCCAATCTATACAGGGAGGTGGAGAAAATTCAACAGTTAACATTAATAAGATCATCAATCAAAAGGTTGATGATAGTTTGTCTAAGAGAGGTTCACTGTCTGCTCAGGTCAGAATGCCTCAACTTGATGGCCTTCTGAACTCTTTCGGAAGTATTGCAGATTACATGAGAGGGGTCGCAGATCCTACTACTGTTGCTGCATTCGCTAAAGGATTTGAAGGAATTAGGGAATCCCTTGAGGATACCACCGAAACTATAGGTAAAGTAAGAAAATTCATCAAAGGATTCATTGGTGATCTTGGAAAGATTGCTAAGAAGGGTGGTGTTCTTCCTGGCTTACTGGGTGGTTTAACTCTGGGATCTTGGGGTAAATTGCCCAGATGGATGCGTAGAGACTTTCTGAACGCTACAAAAGATAAAAAAGTAAAAACAAACGTTCCAAACGCAAGTAATTTTATGAAAAGCAAGAAGGGTAAACTCCTTCTTGGACTTGGTGCTTTTGGTGCATTGGCTGCTGGAGGTATGGCAATGGCCCAACCTGCAGCCGCAGGTGAAGTAGATCCTTCGCAAATTGATGCTCCTCCTCCAATTCCCGAGAAAGAGGTTAATTTATTTAATAAAACAGTTAAAAAGTTTCAGGATTTCTTAGGTGGATTCGCACCTCCTCCTCCACCAAAGACATCATCACCAGAAACAACAGAAACTACATCGACTCCTACCACTACTGCAATGGGTAGTAATGTAGATACGCCTGGAGTAACTACTAATAATGCCAAGGCAGCAATTCAAACGATCACTCAGTTAGAGGGAACTGCTAAGGAAGGTGGTTATAGTAGATGGTTTGGTGATCGTGAAGGTGAAATGAAGTATGGTGATATTACTGGAAAGACTCTCCAAGAAGTAGACGATCTTCAGACAAAGTTTTTAAAGGATGACCAGTCGCTGTTTACTGATATGACTGGAAAAACTGATAGATCTGCTGCAGTTGGTGCTGGTCAGTTTACTTTCCTTTTAGATCATGCTAGAAGAATGGATCCTAACGTAGATATTACTAAACAAACTTTCAGTGAAGAATATCAGAATAAACTTATGATGTTCCTTGCCAAGGAAAAGGGAGTTGATCTCAATAAACCTCTTACTGAGGCTGATATGGAAAAGTTGGGTGATATATGGGCAAGTTTAACACCAAAATATAATCAGACATCTAGAACTGCTTCTGATAGTTTGAGAGTTTATCAAAATAATCTTCAGAGGATCCAAAATAATGTCACAACAACTTCTCCAGATTCTAAGGTTGATCCATTAGGAGAACAATCCAATGCGGCAACCTCTTCTGATACTATTGAACAAGTTGCACAGATTCCTCAAACAGAGACAAAGGGAGAAGATAACGTAAACTTTACTATGCTTCCCATGGGTGATATGGCTCAGTTAGATCCGTCAAATGTTCCTGCACCAAGTATTCAGGGTAATTCTGTTCCATTCCATATGCCTTTCGATGAGGATAATCTTTATAGACTTGGGACCATGAGCACTTACAATCTGATCTCTACGACATAGGATAGACTATCATGGCCATTGGAAATAAGTTAGTCAGAAAACAAAGAGTTGTAGATTCACTATTCAAGAGAAAGAAGAAATCTCTTGGTGAAGCTAAAAAGAAGTATGTTTCTTTATCCAATTATCTTGAAAGAGCTAATGATAAATTGGAGGGTCAGGATGATATTGCTGACAAGGACTTAAAAAAACTTAAGTCTGGTAATTTCCAAGTTGATAACAAAGGTAAAGGTACGGCGGGTAATGTACTAACAGCAATCCTTGGTATTGGTGCAATAGGCGCCGTGGATATGGTTACGCAACTTGCTTCAAAGGGCAAGAAGTTTGCTGGTAATATGTTTGGTAGAGTTAAAGGACTTTTTGTCAAAGAGGGTGCAGAAAAAACAGCAAAAGTTGGTACGGGTACAGCAGTTAAAGCAAGTAAAACTGTTACTAGAGAGGGATTAGAAGCCGCTGGTAAAGCGGTTACCAAAGAGGGAACAGAACAACTTGCAAAGAAGGGTACTGCTAAACTTCTTGCTAAAAAACTCCCTCTTGTTGGTCTTGTTTTAGGTACTACTTTTGCAATTGATAGGGCAGCCAAAGGTGATATGGCTGGTGCTGCTATGGAGTTTTTATCGGGTGCTGCATCTACAGTGCCTGGATGGGGTACTGCTGCATCAGTTGCTATTGATGCAGGATTGATTGCAAAGGATGTAAAAGACGCAGTTGATAATGAAGATAAAGGTGAAACTACTACCAATGCCAATGTTAGTGACCAGACATCATTCTCTAATGTAGAACCTCAAAGTTCTATGCTTGAATTGAATAAATTTGATTCTGCAGTTGATGACTTTGGTAAGTTGTTGAGTGAAAATGGTGAAATTAGAAGAACTACCAATACAACAACTAGTTCTGATGTCACTCAAGTAAGTAATGATTCTCCACCAACTGATATTCCTGGATCTTCTGGTGATAGTAAATCTCTTGCAGATGCTGCTGAAAGTCTTAGAGGACTGAATAGTAATCGTGCAGAAACTGATTATGGTAAAAATGGTTGTGTTTGGGCAGTTAATCAGGTCTATGAACAAGCAGGTCTAACACCACCTTGGGGATCATCACTGTGGGTTCCTACTGCTGAACAGAAAATGATTGATGCTGGATATACTGAGGTTCCTATAAATCAAAGACAAGCTGGTGATGTCATGGTCATGTATGATAATCACGCAACTGATCCTCAAGCACACATTGGTGTTGTTCTTGAGAATGGTAATGTATTATCAAACTCTTCAAAAAATGCATCACTTTCTTGGGAAGCATCCCCAGAAGATTATAATGCGTATTACCGAAATACAGGAAAAATTTATAGAATGCCTGGTGCAACAACTGTAGAACCAGAAAAAAAGACAAAGAATGCTTCGACTGAAATTAGTTCTACTGCAAAATCAGTCACTACTGAAACTCCACCTACAGAACTGGCTCAATTAGAACCGAAGGAAAATGAGATCCGAAAGAGAGTTATTCCTGCAACTAGTGTTCGTGGGAAAGACAGGACTGTCTATGAAAGATTCGATGGCGAACAATGGATGCAGGGTACGGGAGAGACTGCTAAAGAGTACAAATATCTTTTTGATCAGCAGGAATATTTGAGAAGTGAACAGGGTCAGATTAATAATCCTAACCAAGGATTAATGGTTAATGATCGACTTGTTCAACCTGTACGAAGAGAAGAAACGGATACAAACTTGGTTAGTCAATATACATCATACAATAATCCAAGAACTACGTTAAATAGTACGACGATTGTTGCCATGGGTGGTATTCCTGGATCTACCAAAACACCTATGGTTATGCAGACTGGCGGATCTCAGACTGCTATTATTCCAGAGTCTGCCAACGCTATGATGATGAGATTATCTCAACAAATGCTCTTTCATAAGTTAACTTCCTAATGGCTGTAAATTTAGATGCCGTAAAATATAATCAAGCAGTTCTTACTGCTAATGATGAATCAAATGCTATCGATATTTCAAATTTTATCGCAGAGTTTGATTATTTTGAGGATATACTATCTCCTGCAATTACTGCAAAGGCAAGAATTGTAAACACTGCGGGTCTTTATAACGGACTGCCTATTCGTAGTGGAGAGAGGTTTGATGTTGAAATTGCAAACTTGATGGGGACATTGAGTAGAAAGGATGATAACCCTCTGTATGTGACTGGAGTCACTGGATATATGGCAAGGGAGAGTTCTGAAAGTTTTACTCTCAATCTTTCTTCTTTGGAAGCAATCAATAACGAAACTACTAGATGCACTAAGAAGTATGATAGATCTTTGAGTATTAGTTCGACTGTTGAGAAAATTTTGACAGAAGTTCTTGAAACTGATAGAATTGGAGAGATTGAACCAACAAAAAATAATTACGGTTTCTATGGTAATTTAAAGAAACCATTCAGTGTTCTAACTTGGTTGGGTCCAAAGGCAGTTCCTGCATCTGCGGGTCCTGCTGGTGTTAGTGGTAGTGGAGAGACTGGTAAATCTAAAGGTACATCAGGATATTTCTTTTATGAGAATCAGGATGGATTTAACTTTAGAAGTATTGAGTCGATGGTATCTAAGACAACCCAAGCCATTGGAGGTAATGATAAAGACATTCAGACCTTAACTTATACTTCCAGTATCGATGGTGGTGCTGATCCAGAGAATACTAATAAGATTATTCATCACGTTTTAAGTCAGAATACTGACTTACTGAAGAATCTTAGAATCGGATTATATGGAAATGACACATATTTCTTTGATCCATATAAGATGTCATTGGATAAGTATGAATATACTTTGTCACAAGAACTAGGCAATAAGTTAGGAGAGAATGACAATTTCGGTTTACCTGAGTTTTTTGCTGAAGTTCCGAGTAGAATATTAGTACGAACATCTGATCGCGGAATGTTCAACGACTCTATTGATCTAACATCTGGTAGAGACAATGCTGATATGGCAAGATCCTTCTCAAGGTATAACTTGCTGTTCACACAGGCACTAAATATCAATGTGCCTTTAAACGCTAGCCTAAGGGCTGGTGATATTGTTAAAGTTATTTTGCCCAATGTGGCATCTAACACAAACACAAGAGTCGAAATTGATGAAGAGGCTAGTGGTTATTACCTCATTAAGAATTTGAGGCATCATTTTGAAAAGGGTAAAGCGACTACTTCTATGACTGTGATTAGAGACTCGTATGGCCTATGATCTAACCTAATATGGAAAACATCGAACAACACATCGCAAAGGATAAAGAAATCCTCCAAGATCCCACAACAAATCCACAAATGCGTCGTCACATTGAAGGCGAACTGCATGA